TGGGTAATTCTTCTGCTTGTTTGTAAAGCTCCTTATAAGCATGATCGTTTTGATCATAAAAATCTTTACCATAAACTTCGGTAGAAGAATAAACATCTACACTTATCAGTGGGTTTTTAACCAACTGCATGGCTCCTAACAATACAGATAGTCCTCGCCAAGGTGTGTTTTGATGAATAATTTTTATAGGTTGACCTTTTTGATAAGGAGCAGACTTACCTATTTTATCTATACCATTTTTAATGACTACAGATTTATGTGTAGGTATGTCAAAGTGATCTCTAAAATGTTCATAGTTCCAATGACTATTAAACACATACCAGTCGTACTTGTCGTGATTAGATTTATCTTTAAACCAATGATATAAATTACTTTGATCGTAAGAATTTTTTTGCCATAAGATATTTACTTTTGTAGGATGCAAAGGCACTTTGCCTGGCACAGATGTACATATCTGTACTTCAGATAATAGTTTATGATCGACGTATTTTTGCAAATAGTCTAATTGTATTTCTGTTCCGCCTTTAGGGTTTTGATTTATTGTCATTATTATTCATCGCTTTCTGTATCATGTCTAAACCTTTTGGAGATACCTCTACAGTTACATCTTGTACTATATCAGGTCCTTCTTTCTTTTCTTTAAACACTTCGTTAGTTTTAGTATTACGCCACGTAGTTATCGTAGTGCAATCTATCTTAATTATGTTATCCGTTTTCATTCTCTCTGTTTATTAAAGCATAACTTATCA